CTATTGCCGCCCCCGCCCCCGCCGCCATGGATTTTTTTTGCGCCAAATGAGTTAATAATAATAGGGTCATCTTTTATATTTATAGTACTATGTTGTTGTTGTTGTCTTCGGCACGACATACGAGATAGGATTAGTGATGGGTTTTATATTTTAGGTAGTTTTATTGGTAATACGGTTAATGATTTAACTTCACGAAGGTTAGTAAGACGCCGACCAAGCGCACCAATTCAGCAAATACCAGCTCCGGTAACACAACTTCATGGTATACAAATGCAACCGCTTACCGATGTCCTTCAAGCACCTTGGCAAAACATTGACGATGAATGTCCTATATGTCTCGAAAAATACAACAAAGACGTGCCCCCTCTGCCAATTAGTATGCTACTGAATTGTAGACATACATTACATAGTCACTGTCTGCAGAATTTGATTACTAGCCTAACTCCACTTCAACGTGAAAGTCTGATATGTCCTACCTGTAAGCAACCTGTAAGAACTGTAGTGAATAACGTTTCTCTACCTCTAGTTCCTGGTCCTCCTGTTCTGGCTCCTGATGTTCTGGCTCCTGATGTTCTAGCTCCTCCTGTTCTAGATCCTGATGATATAGAAGCTCCTGTTTCTGGTGGCGGAGCCGATTCATTATTAGACGCAATGGCTGAATCACTCAAAAATGTTGATACTAAAGTTTTAACAGAAAGATTTAAATATTATTCTGAATTTTTAGACCTAACACACAATGATTATGAAGACATTGTTGAGTTATTTATAAATATAAACAAGGATAATAACTTAGAAGAACTTATTATAATAATAAATCGTGGATTAGGTTTTAGTTGTACTATAAATAATAAAACAGTTGAATTAATTGCAAATAAGTCTGATAAAAAACTAGCTAAAATATTAGGTTCAAATAGTGTAAGCAGAATAAATGCTACACTACAAACCTGTAGTTCAGTTAATGGGTTAAATCTAAGTGATAAACAATTTAAAGCTGTTGAAAAGATTAAAAAGTTATTGACTGAAACTTTAAGCAGTAATTTTAATAAACCTAATAAAAAACAATTATTAAGCTCTTTACAGTTATCACGCGCTACACTAAATCGTATATTAAAAAGAAATAACTAAAATAAATGTTATTATGTTTTTAATTATATTTATTAAGTTATTTGCTTAACAAATATAATAATATAATATTTACATTACAGGAACTGGAACGGGCACATCAACTGGGACAACCTTTACAACTTTTGGAAAGTGAGGTCCCATATATTTTTGAAGATTGAAATAGGTTAGTTCAACACTGTCCTCTAATTTTAGTAATGTTTTTAGAAGTTTATCTGGAATAATTTTACGACCATTTTCTTTATCCTGAAGATTGTTAGCACGAATATATTTGTTGATCTCACGTGTAACATCTGTGCGGGCCATTTCAGAACCAGCTGGTTTGCCAAGAAAGGTTGCTAGTTCATCACTAATTAGTGATGGTCTAACAAAACCACTTGGTGCACGCGAACCCTTGCGACGCTTTTTGTTATTTAGTTTTTGCGCAATTTTTAATTGTTTGCTAGTTGCTTTTTCTAGATTACGAAGTTCAGTTTTTAAAGTGTTGAACTGAGTTATCATAGATTGGAAACGCCCAATAAAATCGGTAAATCCAGTGCTAATAGAATGTTCAACAACATCCGAAACAACTACATTATCCATTTCATCAACCGATTTTTGCGCATCAGCAACAATTGATTCACATTTAAGTGGGGGAACAGTTTTTGGTTTTGATGATTTCTTCTCTACAACTTTTGGTTCCGCTACAACTTCAGGAGACGATACAACATCTACTGGTTTTGGCGCTTTAGTTTTTTTTGTTGGTTCCGAGTGAACAACTTCTTGAACTGGAACTGGGACTGTTGGGGGATCAGTTTTTTTTTGAGATGGTTTGGATGGCATTTTTATAGTTTATTATACTGCTATTCTTTTAAGTTGTTTTTACTATTAATTATATTAATAGTAAAATAATTAATAATTTAAAGTTTAAACTACACTTATGCGTTTAAATATTTTTAGACTATTTAAGAAAAATATTTAAATTTAGAAAAGTTAGTATATTTAGTATATTTTTGTCTTTTTTTTCTTTTTCATATATACTATAAAGTTTAGTAAATTGTTGCTTCATATAACCAAGGTAATGCTTCTGCTGCGTCTGGTGACACTATTGTTAATGCACATAAAACATAATAGCTTCCCAAAGAACATGCGCCGCTATTAATTCCCGAATTAATCAGTGTATCAATAACACAAGCACAATATTTTCTAATTTGAATAAAACTACATTGACGTAAATTATTTACATTTATAGTTCTATCAAAAAAAGGATCACTGTATTGAGGTACTATTTCTCGTTTAATTTCATATGATAAATTTGCTCTATAATTCCATATATCCATCAATTCACGTGCAAATCGTATTAATTGTTTTTTATCTAAATTTAAGAACCATTTAATATTTGTATAGTTACCTAAACTGTCTATTTTTTGAAATAATGTTAATATTTTCATTTCTATTTGCTTACTATCGGAAATAACAACCAATTCATCGTATTCCAAATTAATATTAATCTCTAATATTTTACTTAAACTAATATAGTTAATTAACTGTTTTAATATATTAGCATTAAATATTTGTTTTGTAAAGGGATTTTCAACGTCTCTAATGCAATCATTTGAATCATTATTATTCTTTTTTTTTACTGACAATCCATTTTTATACAGTGTATACAATGATATTATATCAAAACCATAAATATGGTTATTGTCATCCTTAAAACTAATAAATTGATTGTATGGAATAGTACTTAATTCATCTAATGTACAAAAATCTATATCATTAGAGCATAATGTTCGTTTATAAAATGCAGGTCCATGAAGTTGTATATATTTTTTTATGAAAAATGCGCGAATATTTTTCTGAATTATAGTTATTTTATAAGAATAAAACAAGTAGTTATATAAATATTTTTTTAAATATTCTTTATTTCCGTTACATTTTATACAATAATGCTTTTGTATAATTTTTAATTCATTTACTTTATAATTTATTGTTGCTAATTTATTGAAGTCTTTAAAACTTGGAATAATAAACGCATCAACATTAGAATCACTTGCTTCATTAGAATCGCTAGCTATATACGAATCGCTATTGACTATAGTATTATTAAAATAATATTCTAAAATAGTATTCTTATTTATTATTGCTTTTTTCCGCATTGTTTTCTTGGAACTAACATTTTTATTATTTGATACAAATATATTATTCATTATTACTAATACTTAATATTATTATATTTATAATTTTTAAATAAGTTATAAATAGCAAATATTAACTATTTTATATATTAACTATTTTATATATTAACTATTTTATATATTAACTATTTTATATATTAACTATTTTATATAAAATAGTATATTATATTAGATGATATTAAATAGTAATAAACATAGTAATAAAAATAAAACCAGAGAGATTAGTTTAAAGCAATCATCATTTTTTAAATTAGCAAATTACTCTAACAAGTTATATAATATATACAACTCTAAACAATTTAAAAGATTATATAATTTATTACCGCATACTATACATACTAATTTTAAACATTTATTACATAAACTATATTTAGAATTTAAAGAACACGAACCAATTATTGATAAAATAAATATAGAAAATAGTCGACACAAATTATCTAGTGCTAGTGCAAAAGATAAAATAACACATATTCTAAAAAATATATTTTCTGATAGTCGCTATATTGATAAAATTATTATTGAATTTATTGATGCACATATAAATAAATGTTATATACTTTCTTATGAAAATACTATTAACGAACAAACATTTATATTTAATTTTATAATATATGATAAAATTAATATTAAAAAACTTGATAATTGTGTTAGAGCAATGTTATTATTTATACAAGTTATTATAAATATATCAAATAACAAAAAAACAAACGCAAATGATAAATCTAATATATGCAATATAAATGGTCTTCAAATAACATTTTTTATGACACATTTTGTAAAACAAGTAGAGTTAAACTCCAATAAGATTCTTGGACCATTAAATATAAACAGTGGTCTATCTTATCCATGTTTAACAAATGGCGAAATATATATATATAGAAGACATGAGTTTTTTAAAGTATTTATTCATGAAACATTGCATTCATATAATGTAGACAGATTATATCATAAAAATTATGATTCAAATAATTATTATCAAGCATTGATTGCCACATTCAATATTGATCATTCTAGTACTAGTTATGCTAAAATTGGTATAAATGAAGCAATTACAGAATTTTGGACATTTATTATTCACATATTTATAAATTGTTATAATAATAGTAACAATTTTAATAACTTAATAAAATTATACGAGAGATTGTATAAATTAGAAACTATACATTCATCATTTCAAATTGCCAAAATTTTACATGCAAATAAATTCAACTATGCACAATTTTTAACAACTATTACAAAAAATAGTCCCAATCTATATAACGAAACTTCGCATGTTTTAAGTTATATTTTTTTTAAAACATTATTAATTTATAATGTGGAACAAGTATTAACTAATAACATATTGTTTGAAACTAAAATATTTGAGCTAAATAAAAAACAAAAATTAAATATTAAAATGGAGTGTCTTGATTGTCTTGATAATTTATTTAATGCATTAAGAAATTATAGTTTAAACAGCACTAGTATAATTATTATTAATTCTAGTTATGCTATTTATTATAATTTTTATAAAAATTATTTAAAGGGGAAAAAACAAACATTTAAAAAGCCACAACTATTAAAAGTATATACAAAAAAACAGGTTATTAAAAAACAACCACTGAATATACAAAACTATTTATTAACCAATCTGAATTTTATGTTTATTGATTATACTATATAGTATTTTATTGTAGGCTTTTTATAGTAGCCTTTTATAGTTGTTTTTTTGTGTTTTATTAGATTTATCATTTTTGTATTGCAAATGTTTACAGTTTGTATACAATATATATTCTTGAATTAATGAATTTTTAACTATTTTAATCTTTTCCTTTATTTCTTTTATTTTTACTTTTTCTTCCAATTGTGTTGTTTTATAGTCGAGCAATTCTTGCTGTAATGTTTTAATGTTTTCTAATGTTTCTTTTAATTTATTATTTAAATTTTGCGCTTGTTCTTTTGATAATGAGGATTTAGTTTCACTGTATATTTGCTTTTGCAATTTATAATCTTCTTTCATTTTTTGCACTTGACGTTTAAGGGTGTCTATTAACTCTTCAACCTCTCTTAAAACAGTATCATATTTAGAATTTAAATATAGCGCTTCTCTAAGTGATTCGGGTTCAACTATCTTCATTAAAATTGGAATATTTATCATAATTGGTTGAGCAAATTGTGTTGGATCTTTCTCTCTATTTAAATAACTAATATATCCAGATAGTTTATTGGCAATTGATTTAACACCTTTTTCGCTTAATATATTGTCTGAATTCATAAATTGTTGTTTAAATTCTTCCTTAGCTGTAGTAATTTTTTCCGATTCATGTGTCATAAATAAGTTTGTTAAAGAAAATAATTCCAATGGACTATTTGTAAATGGTGTTGCCGTCATTAACAATAACTTACATGAATTGTTTTTTGATACATTATAACTATTGCTAATTAACTCTTCCATAATTGTTGTATTTGGTCGTTCGCTTGCTTTTAAATCTCCTCCATATAATTTATGTGCTTCATCAATTATTATTAATGTCTTTTTCAATATGTCTGTTTTTCCATTGCGTTCAAGTAATATATTGTAAATCTTATTTTTTTTGGCCAATAAATTACTAAATTGTTTATAAGACATTGGATCCAACCAATTTTTGGATAACAATTGTTTTCTTTTATTAATATCTTCAGGCATAATTAAACCATTTTTAATTTTATCTAATAAAATTAAATGACATACTTGATCAAACATGTTTTTCCAAACATCACTTTTAAGTGTTGTTCTTGTAACCCATAAAATAGTATAATCTTCATTATCAAAACTACTTGTTGCTGTTGCTATACCTGTACATGTTTTACCTGTTCCTACGGAGTGCCATAATAATAAACCTTTAAATGGCGAACTTGGTGTAAAATAATGCGTTATAAATTTTTGTGTTGGATTTAAAGTAATCGCATTTGCATTTGCATTTGGATTTGGATTTGGATTTGCAGGAGTTACACAATTATTTTTAATTATCATTTTTTCCCA